ATAGTCAGAGAGTTAAGATTGCACAGTTTAAGCAAGAAACAAAAGTAAAAGATTCTATTATCTCATTAAGAGATACTATGTTGATCTTCTATACCTCTAGATATACAGAATACAAAACAATTATAGAGACTCAAATTATTAGAGAAGATAAGTTAGATACAATCCGGGGTTGGTTATTAGAAAGAGCAAAAGAAGGGTCCTGGGTGTATTATTCATACATTAATGATGAAATAGTAGCCGTAGACTTATCAGACTATATTGTAAGAAAAGATGATTATACTGGAGATCTTTTATTCTATAAAAGAACAGAAGAATGTCCAGATGATAATAAACAAAATGAACCGCCCCTTGGTTGGCACACTGACATTGTAAAACCAAAAAGACCTAAACTAAATATTTTTAAATTATGAAAAAGTTTTTTAGAGAATTAATCTCAGATGATAATCAAATCAATGAGCAAGCATTTGTAGGAGTTATATCATTCTTTGCAATGGTATTTGTTCTATTTGTAGATGTAATTACCGGTATCATTGGTAATGAACTTATCATTAAAGAATTTATCTTTGATGGATTCATGTTACTTACCTTAGGTGCATTTGGTATTACAACTGCAGGAAGAATACTTAAGCTTAAGGAAAAAGTTAAAAAAGAAGAAGAGACTTCAGAAGAAGTAGTAGATTAACCATATAAAATAAATAAAAATGCAACTAAGTAAAAATCTAGCATTGTCAGAAGTAACAAGAAGTGAAACTGCAAAAAGAAGAGGTATCTCTAATATGCCTACACCTGAGCATATTGAGAACTTCAAAAAATTGGCTGAGAATGTGTTTCAACCAATCCGTGACCATTTTGGTGTTCCTATCCGTATTAGTTCAGGATACCGCAGCAAAGAGTTAAATACAGCTATTGGTGGTTCATTATCTTCACAGCATTGTCAAGGTGAAGCTATTGATATTGACATGGATGGTACAACCATAACTAATAAGCAGATCTTTGACTTTATTAAAGACAACTTAAACTTTGATCAACTTATCTGGGAATTTGGTACAGACACTAATCCTGATTGGGTACATGTATCTTATGATTCAGCTGGTAAGCAACGTAAGCAAATCCTAAAAGCTAAAAGAGCAGCTGGTGGAAAAACTACGTATGTTCCATATAAATAATTACGTATGAAGTTCAGAAATGGTTGGAATACTTATACCAAACAATGGGATAAGTTAGCTATTAAAGTAAGGTTTTCATTCATTGACATCTTATCAATTGAGATAGATATATCTAGAGACTTTTATCTTTTTACAATCTTAAATCTTACTATTAAGAATAGATAGTATTATACAAGATACTGTAATCCAGGTACTTTCTGTGCCTGGATTTTTTATTTAAACAATATACATTTAAACTTATTTTGTATATTTGTTGTAAACCAATAATTTAAATATCATGGAAAATCAACAAGAAAAAGAGTTTACAGCTGAAGAATTAGCTGCTCAAAAAGAACAAATGCTTCAATTTTACACTGAGTCATTACCATACTTAGAAGCACAGTTAAAGTATGAACAAACACTTGCTGCTATTGATGAAGCTAGATTTAAAAGAACTAACATTCAGATGCAGTATGCAATGATGGCTCAAGCTCAGCAAGAAATTGAAAATGATGAGACTGATGTTAATACAGAACCTGTTGCATCTGAACAAAGCAAAAGAAAGCTTAGAAAAGGATAGTCATGGCTTTAGTAAATCAAGTACAGAAGAAAGTAAGAATGCCTAAATGGGACATTGTTAAGTTCCAAATAGTAACTTATTGTTTCCTTAATAGAATTACTATTAATGAATCTGACTTGAATTGCCTTACACTTTTGAGTTTTAATCAACCTATTCAATTAACAGATTTTTGTTATGACGCATCTTCAGAAGAAGGATGGATTTTTAAATCTCCACAAACAGTAAGAAATGCAATTAACAAAGCTGAAAAACAAAATCTTGTAGTTAAAGATCCAGAAAATAAAAAACAAATTATGTTGAATCCTGAAATAAAGATTCAAACAGAAGGTACAATTTTATTAGACTTTAAGTTTTTAGCTAATGATACCCAAGAAGCCTAACAAAGTTTATAAAATAGTTTCAGAAGATTTAAATGTACAAGAGAGTCTTGTAGAAGATATTGTTCAGTTTTATTATAAAGAACTAAGATCAAAAATGTCAAGTCTTAGTCATACAAGAATAAATGTTGAAGGATTAGGTCATATGATTGTAAAGTCTAAAATTGTAAAGAAGGCAATTACAAGATATGAAAAAGGAATAGTAAATCATGATACGTCAACATATAATGCATATCATAACAAAAGATCAATGGAAGAAAAACTTGTTCTTTTAAAAGAAATTGCAGAAAAGTTAGATAAAGATTTAGAAGAAAGAAAACAATTTAACCAACAAAAAAATGAAAGCAGCTTTAAAAGCAATTTGGGAGAACAAGAAAGCAATTCTTGAAGGCATTAAAAACTCTGTAGTAAGAGATGAGTTTGTAGAAGATGTTGCAAGAATGAGATATGATGTTTGTGATGATTGTCCAAGTAAAGGTAAAAAGTGTGCGGTAAAAGGTACGGGCCCTTGTTGTAATGAATGTGGATGTTCTCTTCAATTTAAAACAAGATCTCTTTCTTCAGAATGTCCTCTTGGTAAATGGCAAGCAATTGCTACAGAAGAAGAAGAAGATAAATTAGAAAAATTATGAGCATAGTATTTAATGCAGATGATCATAGCTACAAGAGTGTAGATCCTAATGATGAAATCAAGTGGGTTAGTGTGACTACCCTACTATCTAGTCTTAAGAAGCCTTTTGATGCTAAGAAAGTAGCAGAAAGAGTAAGTAAAAATAAGAAGTCTAAATGGTATGGGATTGATCCTAAAATTATTGTACAGATTTGGGATAATGAAGCCAATAGAGCTACAACTCTTGGTACATTCTACCATAACCAAAGAGAAACTGATTTATGCTCACTTGCATCTATTGAAAGAGAAGGAGTAACAGTTCCTATTTTTAAACCCTATGAACAACCTAATGGTTTAAAGATTGCTCCTGTACAAAAACTTGATCCAGGTGTGTACCCAGAACATATGGTCTATCTTAAGTCAGCAGGTTTATGTGGCCAATCAGATTTAGTTGAAGTAGTCAATGGTAGAGTAAATATCATTGACTACAAAACTAATAAGGAGATTAAAACAGAATCATTTAAAAACTGGGAAGGAATGTCTGAAAAGATGCTTCCACCAGTAGAACATTTAGATGATTGTAATTTTAATCACTATGCTTTACAGTTAAGTATCTATATGTACATTATCTTAAAACATAATCCTAAACTTCAACCTGGAAAAATATTTATTCACCACATTTTATTTGAAACAGAAGGAGAAGACCAATATGGCTATCCTATTGCTAAATTAGATGAGAATGGAGAACCAAAGGTATTAGAAGTAATACCAATGCCAGTGCCATATTTGTATGATGAAGTAATATCAGTTATTAATTATCTAAAGGATAATCCTTACATTATTAAAAAGAAATAATATGTTAATCAGACTATTTGATGTACAAAATGGTAAAGTAATTCCCACAGAACATTGCTATACATTAAAAGCACTTAAAGATATCATGGATAATTATCCAGATGATTATCTTAAGATTTATCTATACTTGTTCTATATGACATGTCCTAATCCAGATATGAATCCATTTTTTCATACTCCAGAACATGATAAAGAACATATTATACTAAAAGAAATAGAAGCAGAATTTTCTACAGAGGATGATGATATACATACAGCTCTTTTATTTTGTGAAAGAATGTATGAAACACCTACCTCTAGAGCATATAAAGGAATGGCATCTATGTTAGATAGATTAGCTAGATATATGGAAACAACTACTATTACTGCAGGTAGAGATGGGAATATTAATTCACTAGTAGCTGCTGCTAAAAACTTTGATCAGATTAGAGCATCCTTTAAAGGAGTCTATAAAGATCTTCAAGATGAACAATCAAGCAAAGTAAGAGGTGGACAAGGATTAGCTTATGATAGTTAATTATGAGTGAGATTTATCAAGACATACCAACCTATGACAATGGAACATGGACAACCACAAGCTTTGAATCCAGACAGGACTTCAATAACTTCATATTTGGGCTTTTCAAAGAACCCGGTAATTACGGATTCAACAGTACAACTAATCAGATATTTACATCTGAGTCAAGAAAGTTTAGAGATAGTGGAGTATACTGCACAGCCCCATTCAAATCAAAAGATTTCATATCCTATTGGGATGATCAAAAAGCAAAATGCCGGAAAGGGGTAATTGTAAAAGATAATGATAACACATGGTTTCTTGCAAGAGAATATTACATGTGGCTTAACTTTTTACCAATCTTTGATAAGGAACAACAGAAGTTTGACTTTGCTAAAATTAGGGATGCACAGTATCATATGGCTCTTTATGAGTTATTAGCTGAGTTAAACTATAAACATTCTGCTATTCTAAAAAAACGTCAGATAGCTTCCTCATATTATCATATGGGTAAGTTCATAAACCAGCAGTGGTTTGAAGCAGGGGTTACACTTAAGATGGGAGCAAGTCTTAAAGATTACATCAATGAGAAAGGATCCTGGAAATTCTTACAGGAATATGCAGCCTTCTTAAATGAACATACTGCATGGTATAGACCTATGTCTCCAGACAAGGTTATGATGTGGCAACAGAAGATTGAAGTAAGAAAAGGAGATAGAAAAACAGAAGTTGGTCTTAAAGGTACTATCCAAGGTATGTCATTTGAGAAAGATCCAACAAATGGTGTAGGGGGTCCGGTAAAATACTTCTTCCATGAGGAAGCAGGTATTGCTCCTAAGATGGACCAGACATATGAGTACATGCGTCCGGCCATGCGCTCAGGTATGGTAACTACAGGTATGTTTATTGCAGCAGGATCTGTGGGTGACTTGTCTCAGTGTAATCCTTTGAGAGATATGATCCTTAATCCGCTTTCTAAAGATATTTATGCTGTAGAAACTAATCTTATAGATAATAAAGGAACTGTAGGTTTATCAGGTTTGTTTATTCCTGAGCAGTGGTCAATGCCTCCATACATAGATGAGTTTGGTAATTCACTTGTAGAAGAAGCATTAAAAGCCTTAGATGATCAGTTTGAGCAATGGAAAAAAGAACTTGCTCCTGAAGATTATCAGTTACGTATTTCTCAGCATCCAAGAAATATTCAAGAAGCATTTGCACATAGATCTGTATCTGTATTTCCAACTCACTTGGTTGCTGCTCAAAATAGAAGGATTGAAGAAAAGGAATATGCTTATGAATTCTTAGATATCTTTACAGATGAGAATGGTAAAGTAGCAGTAAAGTCTACAGATAAACAACCTATCAAAGAATTTCCAATAAGTAAGAAAACAGAAGATAAAACTGGTGTTCTTGTTGTATGGGAAAGACCTATAAAAGATCCTACATTTGGACAGTATTATGCTTCTATTGACCCCGTATCAGAAGGTAAGACTACAACATCAGAATCACTCTGTTCTATTTATATTATGAAAGCTCCTGTAGAAGTTACTAAAGTTACTATGGGAGAAACAGAAACATACATAGAACCAGATAAAATTGTAGCAGCTTGGTGCGGTAGATTTGATGATATTAATAAAACTCACCAGAGACTAGAATTAATTATAGAATGGTACAATGCCTGGACAGTAATTGAGAATAACATTTCATTATTTATCCAGTATATGATATCAAGAAAAAAACAAAGATATTTAGTACCTAAGAGTCAAATCTTATTCTTAAAAGATCTTGGAGCCAATGCTAACGTATTTCAAGAGTATGGTTGGAAAAATACCGGTACATTATTTAAAGCTCACTTATTAAGTTATGCTATTGAATATTGTAAAGAAGAACTGGATGTAGAAACTAAAACAGATGGTACAATTGTACGGACAAAGTACGGAATAGAACGTATTCCAGATCCTATGTTGCTTAAAGAAATGCAGGAGTATGCAGATGGTGTCAACGTGGATAGACTTGTATCATTTGCTGCATTAGTTGCATTCATGAGAATACAACAAGCTAACAGAGGTTATGCTAAAAGAGTTATCATGGATGATGCCTCTAAAAACTTGCAAAAGTCAGATAATTTGTTTAAATTAAATAGAAGCCCGTTCCGTCATATGGGAAGGAGTGGTTCAGTATTAGGTGGTGGTTCTCATAGATCTCCATTTAAAAATATTAAATAAAAGATATGCAAATATATAACGCCCTTCAGTTAAAAAAAGGAGCCAAAGCTGAATACAACAGATTGGGTAGTATTACTCAGCCCTTGCAATTTATCCCAAATAAAGAGAAGGATGATGAATGGGCAGCATGGAATTTAGACTGGCTTGAGTGGCAAGGATTAAAACAGATCCGTAGAAATGCCCGTAGATTAATGAAGAATTATAAGCTTGCAAAAGGTATTATTGATAGAACTGATTACATAGTAGAAGAGAATAATGAATATAGAGATATTGTAGAAACATTAGTAAAGGATGATCCGTCTGCATTAGAATTAAAATTCTATCCTATTATTCCCAATGTTATTAATGTTCTTGTAGCTGAATTTGCTAAAAGATCAACTAAATTAACTTATAGAGCAGTAGATGATTATTCATACAATGAACTGCTTGAACAAAAAAGATCAGCAATTGAAGAAGTATTGCTTCAAAATGCTGCTATAAAAATACAAGCTAAACTTATTGAGGCAGGATTAGATCCAAGATCAGAAGAAGCACAACAACAATTATCTACAGAAAATCTTAAATCATTACCTGAGATTGAAAGCTATTTCAAGAAAGACTATAGGTCAATGATTGAACAATGGGCTACTCACCAACATAAGGTAGATGTAGAAAGATTTAAAATGGATGAACTAGAGGAAAGAGCCTTTAGAGATTCATTAA